GCCTTGGCGCGCTCCGCGATCTGGAGGCTTGCCGCGGTCACCTGCAGGGCCGAGTTGATGGCCGGCCGCGCGATGGTGCGCCAGGCGGCCAGGGCCTCCCGGGTGGGTTTGATGCATGCGGCGCCGGCCTCGGTTTTGGGGCCGTGGGCCTTGAGGCACCGCTCACGCTCGCTTTTGGCGTGGGTGGCCAGGCCCTGGGCTGTGGTGTCTCGGGCGCGGATCACGCCGTCCAGGGTGCGCCATGCGGCGTCGTATGGACCCTTGCAGCTCGTGGCGCCGATGACAAACACGAGGCTGAGCACGAGCAAGAAGAGAGTCCCACCAATAGGGCCAGCGGCGGTCTTGCCCTTGAGGCTCACGCCCCCGCCCTTGAGCAGGGTTCCAAGAGTGCCAAGCACCCCCAGAGCGATGGCGCACCAAAGCGGCGTGGGGTCCGTCTGCGCGGCGTAGATCGTCAACCCTGTGATGGACAGGGCCACGAGCCAGCCGATCCATCCGTCGATCGTTTTCGGCATATCACTCCTCCTCCTAGTATTCCTCGCAGGGGTCTGTCCCAGCAACAACGCCAGGGCCGTACTGATTCGCGCCGCAGTTGGTAGTCTTGTCTGCTAGCCAATCCTTGACCGCTTGCGGTAGGCTGCCAACTTGCGACCATGGGATTGCGTGAGTGCAGTCTGGGCTGGCTGCCATCCTGGACCGCAGGATCGTGGGGCCATGGCACGCGTAGACCGGCATGCCGCTGTAAGACCCCATGCGGTAGCAAACCAGGATCCCGCGCTTCGTGCCTTTCTTCAATCGCCAGGCCCGAACCCCGGGACGTTGCGTCGCGTGAGTCACTGTGATTCCCTCGGCCGCATCGGTCGGGACGGCAGAGCAACGCGCCAGCCACCGCGAGTGCGGAACCTCGGCCTCGAGGCCGGTAGCGGACCACAAGGACAGCAGGATGGGTAGCAGGATGTTGATCATGGGCTTTCCACCTTGTGCTCGCAGATAATCCCCGTGCACTCCGACCCAGGCTGTCCAGACAGGTAAACTGGGTCCGTCGCGCCCGTGTACCAGCAAGCCCCCACCTCGCCGGCGATCGTGCTGGTCACAGTGTCGCCCGCCTGCCAGGCCTGCCCGGAGTCGTTGGCCCAGCTCCATGTGACAGAGCCGGTGTCTACGGCGGCCGCGGCGGTCGGAATCGTACTGAGCCCGTCCACCTCGGTCAGGGTCGGCTGCCAAACTTGGGCGGTTATGGCGGCCGAGTGAGCCATGAGATAGATCCCGCGATTGCCGCTGCCTGAAGCCACGAATTGATTGAGCTCCGTAACGGCGGCGTGAGTCTCGTGGATCAGGGTCCAGGCTCCGCCGATCGCCGTGCAGTCAACGGTCCATCGGCCGTCAGATGCTCCGCTGTTGGCCTGGATACGCAAGACGCTGGACGAGCATCGGACCCACAGCCGGAGGTATAGAGTGGCCGAGGCGGTGTACCCAGTGGCGACCACCGACTGCACGCGGCTGGTCGCGTTTGGAGAGTAGATCTCGGTCGCGGTCGGATTGCTATCTTCTGGGCTGGTTTTGCCGGGGGTGGTAGTAGCCGTCCCGCTACACGTCCAGTTTCCGGCGCAGTCGATCGCCTCGTTCCATTGCAGATGATTGATCCGGGCCTTTTCTGGTACCCAGCCGAGCCCGGAGCAGGTCGCGTGGTACGTCTTGGCTGGGCCCGCGGCGTAACAGGTCGCAGTTGCGCCGTCTGCTGTCGTGGCAAAGCAGCGCTCGCCGCCGGTCTGGGTCCAGGTGCTCACGGGATCGATCACCGAGTCCGAGCCCTGGACGTGGATTCGGACGGCGATGGTGTTCGACGGCGGCGCCGGGTTATGCGCCCCGCTGCCCACGTAGGTAAGCACGCCCGCGCCAACGGCAATCACGATCGCCGCGGCGCCGGAGTATCGCTTCCAGCGCTTTTTGATTCTCAACTTGACCACCAGTCTCTCCTACGCCCCGTTGTCCGCGTAGGCGACCACGTGGAGCTCCTGGTTGGCACCCAGGTCGGTGGGCACCCAGAATCGGGCGTATGTGGCCCCACGGTGTACCTGGACGGTCAGGAGCTCGCCCACGGTAGTGTTGCCTGTATCGTCCAGCGCGGCCGAGCCCTGGACGGCCATCGGCGCGGACTGATACCACGCCGACGTGGTCGGATCCCAGAACTCTACCACGAGTTGGGCGTCCACGTTGGCCTTGTCGCTGCCGGCCGTGTTGTACCCGATCATGAGGTACTTGGGCGGCGCGTCGGAAGACAGGGTGGTCCCGTCCTCCTTCGTCCCGACCAGTGGGAAGTGAGCGTCATCGACATTCACTCCAGGATCGTCCGAATCGCCCAGGTAGGTACCATGGACGATCGGAAACGCCCCGCGGGTGGCGCCAAGGACGGTAGTTCGGCTCAGGGGGCTGAGCCGATATCTGCTTCGGATGTTGCTCATGGCTCGATCCTATTGCGTGGCATCCCAGGACCGAATCGACGTGGCATCGAAGGTGCCCCACCGATACGCGATTCCGGTTGCATCCAGGCCCGTGGCATCGGCGCCCGCCCCGCTCACGGCGGACTCGCGCCCACTGACCTGGCCAAGGGCAAACACGGCTCCGGCCAGGATCAGTGAGGCGATTCCGCCGATGACGACGCGGCGCCACCGCTTCTTCTTTCTGTGTACGCCGCCCATGATGGCCTCCTAGGTGTCGCGCTCGACAACGAGCTGGAGGGTGGTGTCAGCGCCGAAACTGGCGGACGTGGCCCACGCTACGCGGGTAGCGCCGGCGGGCTTGACGATCTGGTAGACGTTGCCCTTGACGCCGTAGGTGTCGGCCAGGATCTGGGCCTGGCGATGGAATTTGATCCCGTTGGCGGCCACCCACTTGACCTCGCCGGGATGCGCGGGGAAGTAGAAGAACGGGAACAGCCACACGTCGGCGGCGCCCTCGCCGTCGTCCGCGGCGTTGCGAATCGTCCCGGCGAAGTTCAGGTAGCGCGGGCCCTTCTTACCCGAGCTGTTGACCTCGTAGCCGTCGGTGACCAGGGTTGGGGCGTCGGCCTGCTCGGTCAGCTCATCGTCGTAGAGCTTGTCCGAGCTCGTGAATTTCCATGAATCGCGTTCTTTGATTCCCATTTCGTTCTCCTCTCATTGGCTCAGTGGCCAGCGGTTACGGGGTTGGGTCCCCGCGTTTTTTTCTTACAGGTTCCTGCCCGTGGGCTGCGCCAGCATGCCCGGCCAGGGGAGGCGGTTGCCGTCGCCGGCGGCGCACCTCATGAACTCCATCGAGGGGCGCCCGGTCCATAGGCGCTCCACGTTGTTGGTGTCGATGCCGAACCAGGACACCCCGTCGCCACACTGCACGGCGGGCGCGTCGGATTTGAGCAAGCGCTGGCCGGTGGCCTTGTCTATCAGCAGAGTGTTCGCGGCCTCGCCGATATACAGCCACATATCGTCAACCCAGATCCCGGCAGTGGCCGTGGCGCCAGAGTCGTAGCCCCACAGGAAATCCAGGCCTGAGATGGCGTAGGCGCTGACGGTGCAGGCCGTTCCGGCCAGAGTGCTCTGATTGTGGCCGACGTAGATCCTTCGGCCATCGGACACTACCACCGCCTCGGTGACGTCGGCCACGGTCATGGCCAGGGTGGTGAATCCCACAGAGGTCCGGGTGGAGATGATGAAGGTCTCCAGGTACCACTCGTTCGCGCTGGTGTCGGCGCCCACCAGGACACCGAGGTCGCCAACGCAGCACACGGCGTAGATCGAGTCCGGGGTTTTCGTGTCGGCTGCCCCAAAAGTCAGGTAGCCGTCGTAGGTGCCACCCACCTGGTAGACGTGCGCCCGGAGCACGTTGGTGTCGTCAACGCAGATCACCCGGCTGCCGTTGCCAGCCACCAGATCGACGTCATTGGAGCCGTGGTTGGTGTAGTTGGTGTAGCTGCCATCGCTTGGGTCCACGCGCTTCAAGCCCGGCGCGGTGGTGTGGCTCATGGCCACCCACAGCCACGTGCCATCAGCGAACATCTGGGCAACGCCGGAGCCCGCGGCGCTGAAGGCCTGGCTCCAGCTCCCCGAGCTCGGCGGCTGGCCGTCGGTCGGGTCGAGGTTGTATACGGTGTCGATCAGGCCGCCGCTATTTTCCTGGGCGACGTAAAGCTGCTCGCCATCGCCGCACAGTGCTTTGACTGTATAGGCACCAGTGGGGCCCTGCTGACTGTAGGCCTCGCTCATGAGGGCCCGCATTCCAGCGGCGGGGGCGTGCACGATGAACCGCTCGGGGGCGCTTGTGGCGCCGATACCCTCGGACATCTCGGCCCATTCCCGAGCCACGAAGTCCTTGAGCCAAGCAAAGAGCATCATCCACCAGGAGAACAGGCTGTTGTGCTCCTCGGCGGGGATCGTGCTGCCGTCGTCCGACCCGGTACCCTCAAAGTAGCCATCCTCAAACCGAGCCGTAGCGGGCTTGGTCACCGCATTGGCGCCAGGATCTTCGGCCCAGGTCAGGTCAGCTTCGGTGTAAGCCTCGCCGTCAACGGTCGTCGGAAATGGTACGCGCTCAGCCATCAGTGATCCTCACTCTTACCGACGATCCGGCCGTACACAGCGGAATTGTAGCGGCCGGAATTGTAGCGGCTGTTGCCAGGGGCGGCCGAGGCCGAACCCTCAAGGACGCGCCAAGACACGCCCAGTGGGGCGGCGCGGGCCAGGAGCTCAGACAGGCGATCCCAGTGGGTGGTGGAGATGCCGCCCGAGCTCTCCACGTGCAGTGCGAAGTGGGCATGGCCAACCTGCTCGTACTGGACGTCAAGCCCGGTACCCTGGCCGACCACCCTTGCAACAACGTCCGGGTGTCCGGTGCTGTTGTTCGCCAGGATGGCGACGCGGATGATCTGCCGGTAGTCCGAATCGGACTCACCCGATAGCCGGATCACGCCTACGATCTTGCCGTAGACATCGTCCAGCTGTACGCCCTCGGCATTGTCCAGAAGGATCTCGTTGGTGATCTCCCAGATCAAATCCTCCAGGCGCTGTACCTCGTCCACGATGATATCGGTGAGCTCGCGCAACCTGGGCGAGGCCAGAAACTGGCCCAACTGCTGCGCGAGGGCAGTGTCGACATGATCTGTCACCTGGGAGATCGGTAGGCTCATGTAGACACCACCGTGATGTTGGCCGTGTCCCAACTCGTGATCTCGTCCGAGTCCACGTCGTAACTATTGGCGTAGGCCCCGGCCGCCTCTTTGACTTGAGCCGTGGTAAACACCTGGATGCCGGGGACTGCAGCCATGACGGCCGCGATCAGGCCGGCGTTGTGCGCGTCCCCGGCAAGGCCGAGCGCATCGCCCCAGGCCTCGATCGCGGCCTTCACAAGCGCGTCGCCCGTGGCCGGGTAGTCCGAGCCCACGGTGATCGCGATGTTGGCATGCATGGTCAAAGTGGTGGCCCAGTCCCACTTGACGGTATAGCTGTAGTCGTAGGCGTTGGTTACCGTGGCGGACTTGTCCGTCCCGTAGGACTCGATCCCGGCGGGCTTGTGGAGCCAGATCGTCTGGGCGATGGTCTCCAGATCGTCCGCGTCGGTGATCGTCGGATAGATCACCGTACGGAACGAGTGCGCCGGGACGCCGTCCACGGTGGCGCTTGTGTCGTTACTGATAACGTTGGCCGAGGTCACGAAGTCCAGCCGCTCGAGCGCGGCGGCCAGGCTCATGGGGATGCAACTACCACCAGCGCTGAACGTGGACTCTCGACGGGTCCGTAGTGCGGTATCCGTTTCGATCGGATCGCCTTCGGTGGCCTCGGCCGCATTGGTAACCGATGTCCACCCGCTCACCGCGTCAACGATCTCCGTGATACTCCCCGCTGCGGCCTCTACCGCGCCCGCCGTGGTGCAGGTTGCCGCCGCGTCTACCGTCCCGCCGACGCCGATCGTTGCGTCCTCGTTCAGGGCGAAGATCCCACCATCGGGCACACGCGACCGCTTGCCGGCGGCGATCACCGTGCCCGGGGTGCCGCCCAGGGTCAAGGTGGCCGTGCTGTAGGTGGCCACCTGACGGGTCAGGCCGGTAAGCCCGGCGATGTTCTCCAGGAGCGTCCCGATCGCGCCGTCCGGGTCGAATCCGTCGTAGAGGCTCTGGATCGTCTCGTAGCACTGCCCGATCGGGTCGGCCGCAACGTCCAGGATCTGACCGAGCACCTTATCGCTCCCCACCTGGGCATCGGCACCGAATTGGCTGGAGGCCAGGATCGCCTCTACCATGTTTTCTCGCACCTCTGCAGTGCGCAAAACAGTCAGGCCGGTACTATCTAGGCTGGGGCTTGTTGCCATGGATCACACCGTCAGCGATGCCTCGGCATCACCGTAAATCGTAGCCGCATAGACCGTTATTGATACATTACGGGTCAGAACGTCCCGGACGATCGTCAGGTCCGATACTTCGGTCACGCCCTCCACAGCGAGCACCACACGCCGGATCTCAGCCTCGATCGCCGCGTCCGGGACCCCGCGGCCCATGATCTGCCCGATCCAGGCCGTCCCGGCGTCGGTATCGTAGGCCCATTCCCCGAGTTGGGTCAGGAGCGCGATCTTGATCGACTGCTCCACCACGTCCTGGTCCTCGATGATCACTAGGTCGCCTTCCTCGTAGGCCAGATCCCAGGTGTCCGGGTCGAGCTTCAGATCCTTCATATTGCGTACACCTTCCCCGCGCCGATGGCGGCGGCGTTGGCGGGCTTCACGTAGGGCGGGGCCGCCGGCGTTCCGCTTGTACCCACGCCTGTGGTTACCCCCGCGTGGGTGTGCGTGCTTAGGGCCGTCTCGATCTTGGTCAACTCGGCATAGATCAGGCCCGCAAGCCCTACCCTATCCGTCGCCGTGGAGTCCCCGAGCAGGACCGAGGCTGCCGCCACCACGAGTGCCGCCGCGCTATACTGGTCCGACGTCAACGGATCCGTGACAGGCCGCAACCCCGGCAGGGCCACCACGTCAGACAGGCTGTTCCAGCGCGGATCCGCGTCGGTGGCGTCCGGCGTGCCGTTCTGTGCCCAGGCGCTGATATCGCACCCGGCCGGCTGCAGCCATACAATATCCCCCACGGCCATCGGCCCGGTGATCGCCCACCCTGCCCCGCTCGGCCACACCACGGGCACCTCCCTGCAGATCGGCAGGGGCCGAAGGGTCCCGCTTCCGTCCGTCGCCATCTGAGCCAGAGGCTTGGCGTCGCATCGCTGGGTGGCCGGGGTGTACTTCGTCACCGTGGCCGGCACGGCCCCGATCTGCGTACCGTTGGCATCGTCGATCATCCGCCGGAACAGGTCCTCGAGGGTCGGATCGCTCATTGCGGCCTCGCCTGGATCAGAGACTCCCACACCAGCCCGGTGCGGTGTGCGCGGTGTTGAATTTTTGACACCGTATAGGCGCCAGTCGCCACCCGGCTCTGGACGGACAACAGCCCCCCGGGCTTGATCGCGGGATTTAGCACCATCTTGAGGTCGATCCCCTTGTCGGTGACCGTGGGCGACCCCATGAGACCCGTCCCAGACGTCACCAGGAGCGCGCTTCCGGGTAGCGGGCTACCGATATGCAGGACCTGGAGTACGCCGTCCTGGATGGACCACAGAGCGCCCTCTGGGGCGTAGAGCTCATGGAGTACATTCCGCACCGGGGCCGCCCACGCCACCGGGCCCTTGTAGACTCGCTCAGCGATCAGCGGATCGATGTAGCCGCGGATCAGATTAGCCTGGGCCAGGAGGTCCGTCAGTACCTGGCTGCGCGTAGTGCCGGGCGGATAGGACGCGGTGAAAATCTTGTTCCGGATGATCTCCCCGCCATCCTTGGCGCTGATCTCCGTGATCTGGTCGGGCCCCTGAATCGTCGTCTTGACGCCTCGCTTGTCTATGTCTCCCGCAAAGATGGAGCTCGGGATCGGACTGCCGGCCAGGACCTGTAGGATCAGCTTTTTCTGGCGCAAGAACGTTAGCGACGTGGGCGACAGATTCCAGATCTTCACCCTGCACTTGTTCGGCGTGGATCCATTGACGGACTCGGTCTCCACCTCCATGTGAAGGTCGGTCCAGGTCTGAGCAAGCCCGGCCGGTAGGCCCACCTTGACGATCAGGCGTCTGTCCTGGATCGTCGTCACTAGGTAACCTCGATCGTGACACCGTAGTCAACGGATGCGTCCGGATAGTCCGCCTCCAGGATCCACGCTAGCTTTACGCGATAGCCTAGATCCTCGTAGGTCGGATCGGTGCCTGTGTTCGCCGTATCGATCACAACGATCTGGCCGCCGGACGGCATGCCGTCCTTTACGTGGCGCCAGAGCACCGGGACGTCGATCGAAAGCCGCTTGCCGGTCACAAGGGCTTCGCCGTCTGCATCGTAGAGATCCAGATACCACCCATCCTGCCTTTCACGGTAGGTCAGGGTGTAGCTGTATTCAACGTCGCCCAAGTCGACCGTGTGATCGTAGACCGGATAGACTTCGTCGGGCTCGTATGGGGGAATCCAGTAGATCATAGCGCCGCCGCGATGTTCGCCCAATAGGCCTTATTGGTGGGGCTATAGGGGTCCGTGGATGGTGTCTTGGTTGATTTCGGAGACGCCCCGGCCGGTGCCTTTTTCGGCGCTGCCCGCCGCTTGACAGCGCGCTTCATCCGCTTGGCTGGGACGTTGGTGTACCTCACGCCAGGGATGTCCACGGTATGCCCCTTGATCTTGACCTTCAGCGCATTCCCGGCGCTACCATCGGATACGCGCTCGGCCGAATCCAGGACGATCTGGACGGCCCAATAGTAGGTGATCAAGGTGACCGGTTGCTTGGCCTCAGCGAGGGTCTCCAAGGCCTTGTCTGCAGCCAGGAGGCCCGGCAGGTTTTCGCCGCCGATCATCGGATAGGCCGTGAGATAGCCCTCTACCTCGTACTCCTTCGGCTCCACGTACCCAAAGTCAGACACGTTGGCGCCGGCCTCGATCGGATACTTCGTCCAAGTGACCTTCAGGTCGGCCTTTTCGCTTTCCTCGGTTGCGAATTCAAACAGCGTGGTGTAAGTCGTGAGGTCGACCAGATAGTAGACCGCTTCAGCCATCACTGGACCTCCGACGTGGTGCGCCATGCGTCATTGATTCGGCGCTGCAGCGCACCCTCCACGGCATCCCCCACGCGGCGCTGGAATTCGCCACCGCTCCAGTTAGGCGCGGCGTTGACCGTCACATTCACGGGGCCGGTATTCACTGCCCGATTCACCGTGGTGTTGCCTCCGCCCTCAGTCTTGCCCACGGCCCCGGTCAGGCTGCCAATGCCGCCGCCGAGCGTGCCGAGCACACCCTTTGCGCCGAGGTTCTTAACCACCTTGGCGACCCTTTCGGACTTGTCCAGGATCCAGGCGATCGCCGTCTTGATCGCGTTGAATACAATCAAGACCCCATGCCACGCGCCCTTTGCGATGTTCGCGGCCCACGCAAAAACGCCTCCAAGGTTGGCCTTGAGCCACCCCACCACGGCGCGGAATTTTGCCGCGATCCAGTCCCATGCCCGGCCGAGATCAACCGTCTCATCGATCAGGTCGGCCACGTAGGCGATCAGCTTTGAGATCCACACCAACGGCTTTAGGAAAATTTTGAGGAACCACGCGAAAATCGGAGCTACCTTTTTCACCCACCACGCAACGAGCTTGATCACCAGCACCAGGATCTTGACCAGCCCAGGGATCGCAGGCTTCAGGGCAACGAGTACCTCGGCCAGCGCCGGAACGATCTCACTGAACGCCGCCGCAAGCGTGGGGCCGAGATCCTTGGCCAAGCCCTTGAACGTGTCGATCAGAACCTTGCCCACCTCCTGCAGCGACGCCAAGGCCTCCGGTGAATCTGCAAACATGCGACCCAGGACTGATTCCTGCCCGCTTGCCAGGCGCATCACGTCCACGATCGCGCCGATCGCCAACAACAGGATCCCCATCTTGAGCTTGGCCCAAATCGCGGCCTTGCCCATGAGCATCAGTGCGTTGGCGGCGGCCCCCACGGCGCGGGCGAAGTTGAGCAGGATCCCGCGCTTCATGTAGACCACCAGCGCCGCAATTGCCGGGGCTGCCAACTTGGCCGCGGATTCGATCTTGGCGAGCATCGCCGAAACGTTGCCGCCCTCTCTCACCCAGGAAAGCATCCTTTCGGTGGTGCGATTGATCGCCGGAAGTAGCTTGACTGCGATCTGGTTCCGCACGCCCTTCAAGGCGACGATCAGCCGTGCCTTCTGGTCGTTGTATAGCTCGGCCTGTGCCGCCTGGGCGCGGGTGTATCCGCCGCCAAGCTTTTTGAACTCCTCCATCTGCTCACGGATCCCCTTGGACCCGTTCGCAAACATGACGTTCAGTTTGGCGCCAGTGCGGCCGAACAGTTGCATGGCCAGACCGGTTTTCTTGACCCCGGCCGGCATTTTCTGAAACTGATCCGCCATCTCGAGGAACAGCTGCTTTGGGTCCTTGAGCTTCCCGGCGGCGTCGGTGACGCTAACCCCCAGTTGGGCGAACGATCGGGCGTAGGTCTTGTTTCCCTGCGTGACCATCAGGGCCCGATTGGAAAGCTGCATCAAGGACTTGTCAAGCTCGGCCTGCTGAACGCCGCTCAGGTTGGCGGCATGGCCAAGGGCCAGATAGTCGTCGACAAGAATCCCCGTGGCGTCGGAAAACTTGGCCGCCGCGTCGGCCTCATCCGCAAACCCACCGATCAGCGCCTTGCCGATCCTGTTGGCCACAATCGCCGCGCCGAACGCCTTCATGGCCCCGGTGAGCTGGGCCATGTTCTTACGGTATTTGCGGGTCTCCTTAGCGGCCTGGGACATCCGCTTTTTGACCTTGCGGACCCCCTGCTCTGTGGCCTTGAGCTTCCCCGAGTCACTCCGAAAAGTGATCTTCGTGATGATTTCGCGGAGAGTGGCCACTAGTTAGGCTCCATCAAAGGCGCCGCGGATGGCGAGGTGTGCTGCCACCGTGTGAACGTCCACGATCGTCCAGTCCACCGAAACCCGCACCGGGTCGTATCCGCCGGCTGTGACAACGAGGTACCAAGCCCACCCGCGCCACTGTCGGCCGGGCTGTAGGTGGACTTTGACCGCATTGGATACCTCTGTCAGTCGCCGTTCGGCGGCGCGTTCGGATTCTCGTTCGTCAGCGTCTCGGTCAGGTCGGCGCCGAGCCACCCGGCTGCCTGCTGTAGCAGCCCGCCAAAGCGACCTGAGAGAGCCGTCCAGAAAGGGCCGTAGTTTTCCTTGATGACCCACGCCACCACTTCGAACATCTCGGCCAGGTTGCCATCCCCGAACGCTTCATCTCGGGCCAGCGCGTCCTTGAGTTGGAGTACGTGGGCCTGGCCAGCGTCCTGAGGTCGAATCTGGCGGACAAAGTTCCCGGCGAAGATTCGAGCGAACAGGGCCGAGCCCCCGGCCTTGCGAAGCGCAGCCGGCAGGTTTACCGCGGCGGAAATCACACCGCCCCAGTCTAGATCCTCGCCGTCCTCGTCCCCGGAAAACAGGGCCGCCGTGATAGCAGCACCAACCGGTCCGCCGACGATCTCTGCCACCTCCAGGCCGAAGTCCAGGCCCGCGTCTGCTCCCAGCGGAACCATGCGGTACTCGTGGTCATTGATCGTTGTGGTGCGTTCGGTTTTAGGCATAGGACTCCCCTCCTATGGCTGGTGATTACGCCAGCCGATTCTGGCCGTGATTGATCTTCAGCCCTGCGATCAGGACCATGTACTCCACCTCCCCGGCCTCGGTGGCGAATTTCATGTCGGGATCCTTGACCAGCCGGGACCGCTCGCCGATGGCGTATGACGTCCCGTTCAGGTCGCGGACCTCGAACGGCCCGACGCCCAGCCCGCTTGCGTCGTCGGTGTCCAGGATGGCCTGCAGTGCCACATTGGCCGGGCTTCCCTGTGCGACCTTAATCGTCGCGGTGCCGCTGTTGGCCGGATTTTTGAAGAACATCGAATTGCCGTGATGGGAGTCCTTGAGCCCCCATCGATCGGCGTTTCGGGCAACGGTGATCGCGTCGCCCTCGATGAACCCATCCACAAAGACGCCGGCCACGATCAGCATGACCTCGTCCAGGTTATAGTGTCGCGCTCCTGCCATTGTTCAGGCTCCTATCAGGTCGTGATGCCGATGTTGACGGTCACCGTGGCGATCCCGCCGGTGATGGTGGCCGAGGCTTCGATCGTCGCGGCGCGGCTGGCCTTCGTCGCGGCGGACACATCGTCGATGTCCGGGACGGTCACGACAACCGAGTCTTTTTCGAAGTGACCGATCTGGACGCCGCGTTGGAATCTCCCGCCGACCTGGGCGCCGAGCTCATTCAGGCCCATCTGCGTGTATGGCACCTTGCGGCCGAGCTGGGACTGATCGATCAGGTACTGCGCCAGGTCCTCCTGAACGCGGGCCTTGATCCAGTCCTGCAGGATCACTTCGTCGATCCAGGAGCCCTCGGACGCCTTGCCGGGCCGGGTGACATCCACGCCGAGGAACGGCAGGTAGAGGTTCCCGCCGTAGCCCAGGATGTTGCTCTTGTTGGTGCTGGTGAGCACCGGGGCGGTCATCCCGGTCAAGGTCTTGTCGTAGGCCACGCTGGCGCGGTTGTCCGGGTCGGCCGCCAGGACCTGGGCCATCCATGCGATGTCCGCATACTCAGCGTCATCGTCATGCCAGAGGCTGATCCCGTGCTTGTTGCTCAGCGCCTGCAGGGTGTCAAAGTCGTTGCTCGGCGTGCCTCCGGAGGCGTCCGAGTCGTCGGACTGCACGAACCCCAGCTTGGTGTTGGTCGCGCACCATGCGGCGAGCGCCGCGAAGTTGTACTCGTCGCGGCTGGTCACGCAGATGCCGTAGAAGTCCTCCCCGGCCTCCTGGATGTCCGCGTAGGCCGCATCCAGGCTGGTGCCGAGCTCGCCGGTGGCCACCGTCTCGTAGTCGGCCGAGATGATGATCAGCTTTTTCGGGTGTTGGGGCTGGGCGTAGTAAGCCGCCGCAGCGGCCTTGCCCACGGTGCCCACGTCCGAGTCCTGCTGCACCTCGGTATTGCTCTCATAGACCCGGTAGGTCTCCGTGAATCCGGCCTCCACGCCTTCTGTGGCGATGGCGCCGACCCCGAACACGGTCCGATCCACGGACTGGGCGGTCGTATAGAGATTGACCGTGATGTCGCTGTTGAAATTCGCCGTTGCCATGGCCTAAGCTCCTAGCTCGGATCGTTCAGAGTCTCCGAGCTCGTAATGGTTTCGATCGGGTGGAGGTCCTCATCCTTTGTGGCCACCCAATACAGGTGTAGGTCCTGCGTCGCAGCGGGCTCGTGTGTCGTGTCCCGCTGGGCATCGTTGTCCTCCACGGTATCCCCGACCACATGGAGCCCGATTTCAGCCGCGCGAAGCGACGCCCGGACCGTGGCTGTATTCAGGGCTAGGTGGAGGTTGATCAGCGCGTCGGCGGCCCCGGCTCCCCAGTAAGACAGTTGGAGCGTGGTTCGACGGCGCTGGTAATGCGTCAGGGTCAGCGGGTTCGGAATGCCGTCATCGTCTTGCGTCGCGTCCATGAATGGGCGCGGTACGCTCCCGACGTTGGCGTCAGCCAAGGCCTCGAGAGTCAGGTAGTTGGCCGCCGTGGGCCGAAACGCGGTCGCCTCGGGCTGTTGGGCGTACAGGACAGACAGCCCCGTAGCCGTGGCCAGGATCGAGCGGGCGGACTCTATGGCAGTTGCCCTACTCATCGGAGCCCACCTCGGCCAGTACATACCGCTTGTGCGGGATGCCTGTGGTGTGCTGGGTGTAGTCCCGGACGCCGATCAGCTTGTAGGTGCGACCGTTCCACGTGGTGCGGTCTGCAGCGCTGCCAGTGGCAGACATGTCCGGCGCCGGGTCCGTGCCTTCCACGTAGAGCTCAAATCGTGCCGACGCCCTGGTTCCCTCATCCAGCATCTGGAGCGTTCGATCGGAGATTGGCAACACGGTACCAATCACCGTGAACGGCGTCCCCGCAGACGGCACCAGAACGCCGCTTGCCTCTGCCACGGTGTAGGGCGTCACCGTCAGGGTTTCCTGACCGAGCAGGGTCACTAGAACGGCCCCTTGTTGCCCATTCGGGGCTGCTTCGGGTCGTCGCCAGCCACCCAGGTCTTGCCGTCGAAGATAGCAGCGCGGACACCCTCGATCAGGCGGCCGGTGTCTTCCAGGCCCTTGGATCGGATGGCGTCCCTGTACTGATCCCGCTGCCACTCTGCAACATTGAGCATCTCTGTCTCGGCGTCGGCGCCCTTCATGATCCGATCGATCGCGCGGGCCTTGCGGCGGGCGCGCTCAGGCTCTGTGGCGTCCCAGACTTTCGAGATTAGACCAGACGCGCCGCCAAGCCCGTGGACGCCGGCGACCTTTGCCACCTGCGTCTTGCCCCGCTTCCTGGGATACTTCGGGACGCCGGACAGGTAGCCCATGCGGGCCTCCACACCATCGGCATCGGCAACGGCTGTCACCATTGCACCCCAGCCGCGGTCAATGTCCTGGACGTCCTTGGGCACCCTACTCGTCCTCGCCGGACTTCTTGCCGGACTTCTTGCCGGACTTCTTGGGCTTCGCGTGGACTAGGTCCTTGTCCTGGATCACCTTGCCGAACCCGCCAGCGGAATACCGCGCGGCATCGCTGGCGGACATCTTGACGATCAGCCCAGGTACCGCCCGAGGCTTGCCGCGCCCGTCTAGCGGGGCGGACTTCGTGAAAAGAAATCGGACCTTCATGGACCTATCCTTCCGCGCCCTGGAGCCATGTGGTCCGGGCGTCGTGATGCCAGTGGGGGCGGGCTGCGCGGAGCGCCAGATCGGCGCCCGTCAGCAGGCCGCCCCCGCCGTAGTTTTCAGCCAGGGCCCCAGTGCGACGCTGGGTCACGCCCAACACATTGCCCCGCTTGTAGTGGTCTCGCAAGGCGCGGATGTACTCATAGATCCCGAGCTTGACCCCGGAGCCATGGGTCACGTCCGCATCGTCCGAATCCACCCAAGTCCACCGGACGAAGTTGTCGCACGCTGCCACCGCAGCGTCGAACCACAGCCCCAGGTTAGTGTCCTCGCTGTCATCGTCGGACGCCAGGCCCACGAAGACCCGGATCGCGGCCTTGTGGTCGGCCCAGAGGTATGTGGCCGCCGCCGTGGCCACTAGTCGGCCTTGGGCTTCGCCTTGGCCTTGCGCTTGCGCTTCGGCTTTGGCTTGTCAGAGGAGGACACCCGAGCCCCGGGGCCGGGAGGGGGGGCGACTGCCGGGGCCGGGGCGTCCAAGGGCAGGTATTCCGCGAGACCTTCGCGGACGTAAGCCTCGGCCACATGGTGCGGCCGGGACAGAATCACGCCCACCTCCAGGCCTTCGTGGGTCTTGATCATCCGGATCCGCTTAACACGTCGGCGCGGTCTCATGGCTCACCTATACGGCGCTGGGCTCGGTGCTGAAGTCCAGCGCGCGGAACGCCGCGGCGTCCTTGATCATGTGGGCCCAGCCTTCCTCGTAGAGCAGGGTGGTCAGGTTCTGGATGAAGTCGTTGCCCACGTAGGACATCTCGAAGTTGGTCATGCCAGCGCGCGGGATCAGGGTCGAGGCGTTCCGCGGGTCGATCACCAGGGCGGACTGCGGAAGCATCTGCTGGGTCTCGACCACGCGCACGGCGCCCACCGACTTGCGGCCGGGCTCGTTGACGATCGAGATCGGACCGTTGCGCCCGTGGATGTAGTGGCCGTCGTCGGCCTTGGCCCGCACGAGCTTGTTCCAGTCCGACTCGTAGGCCGTCCCGGTTTCCTCGTAGTCCGTACCCGAGGACATGACACAGACCTTCGGGTAGCGGCCGGGAATGCGGCCGGCGGCGTAGGTCAGCAGGTCGGCCATGGTGTCGCCCACGGTGAGGACGGTCCCCCAGACGTCGGTGGCCAGACTGGCGTGGTTCATGAACCCATCCAGGAGCGGGGCGGTGCCAGTGCCGTAGAGGCAATGGAGTTCCAGGGACTCGCGGAGCCGCATCCGGAGCTCGCCTTGGATGTAGCTCGCGAGCTGGGGCGAATCGGCCAGGACCTGGCGGGTCAGCTTGGTGTAGACGGCGATCGTCTGGCTGGTCACCGACGCCAGCGCGTTTTCGAAGTACCCGGGGGGCTTGGTGCCCTGCTCGGCCGTCGCGGCGATGGCCTCGCACATGCACTCATCGTCGTCGGCGATCGCGAAGTCGATCGCGTCGGTGGCGAAAATCAGCGAGGTGGTGTCCGGGATGGACGCGATCTTGACGCGGCCCAGAAGCGTGCCGCTGCCTGCGGTGTAGAACCGGGCGTAGGACCCGGCCACGAATCCGGCCGTGCTGTCGACGGTCACGTCGTTGACCGGGGTTACGTCGCCGGTGATCGCGCCGTTGACCAGGGTCTGCACGAAGGAGCTCTTGCCCTTGCGCGTCCAGTACGGCGCCTTGATCGTGTCGCCGCGCACGGGCGGAGTTTTCGGAATCAGGTCCAGAAAACCCACCATCTCGGCCCGCAGGAGGTCGAAGGTCGGCAGGTAGTGGTCCTGGACGATGGCGCCCAGCTGGGTGTCGCCCAGGTTCGGCAGGGCGCGGGTCTCGATGTCCAGCCGCGGCACGTCACCGATCTGGACGCGGGCGCCGCGATCGTGGCCGTTCAGGAACTCCTGAATGTCGGCTGTGCGCTCGTTCAGCGCGTCCTCGAATGTGCGCTCGTTGCGGCCACCCTGGCGCGGGCGCTGCGCGGCGGCCTCCAGCTCGTCCATGCGGGACTCGATCTTCGCGTAGGCGTCGCGCATGGAGGTTTCCAACACGTCGTAGCCCTTGGCCTTCTCCTCGGCCGTGCGGGAGCCCTCGAGGGCGTCGGCGGCCTTGGTGAGGGCATCGGCCGTGGCCTTGTCCACCTTCTCGGCGATGCTCTTGACGTCCCGGGCCATGAGGTCCAGGGCCTTGTCCACGCGGGTCTCCACGTTGTTGGTTGCGTCGATCAGCTTACCCAGCTCGTCCCGGACTTTGGCGTCCACGCCAGGCGCGTCCATGCTTCGCTCGCTCATTGTGCGATCTCCTGTGCTGCCAATGCGAGTGCATCGGCTAGGGGGTTGTTGTCCGCGGCCGTTGGCGCGGCGTTGTTCTGCTCTTTGGCCTCGGCCAGATCAAAGGCCTCGGCGTATGCCTTGGGATTCGCGCCGAGGCGGGCGGGACTCGGGCCGAGCTCCTTGACGCCGCCCACCTCTGAGAGGTGCTCGATCTTGATCACCCTAAGCGGGTGGATGGGGTCAAGCTCGCCCCACCCCTTGATCTTCTTGGCGGCCTTTATCATGGCCATTGCTTCGCGCGTAGGCAGCACGATCCGCTCGTGGTCGGTGCCATCCAGCCCGCGCCCGCTCCACTCTGTCCACAGGTCCCGCCCGCCGGATTTCTCCCACGCATCGTCGCCAAAAAACGCGTAAAGCCCAGACTTGCGGATCACGCGCCGCCCCTCCTCCATGTATGTGCGGACTGGCTGGAAGGAGAAGGAGGCGTCAGAGCCGGATCCGGACTCGGCCCGCGTCAGCGCATCCCGGCCTACCTGGGTGTCGTCAAGGCGGGCCTCGAAATACAGGCCCTCGTCGGTTTCCTCCAGGTAAGTCACTACGCCGATCGGCTCGGCGCGTGGATCCCGCAGGGTATTGTGTCGGGAAACAAGGGGAAGCGTCTCCCCGGCGCGGAAGGCTTTCACCTCACGCGCAAAGGCACCGCGGTCTACGATCGTGTCGTAGGCGTCTAGGTTGCCGAATACCGAGGCAAGGCCGCGGATTCCGTGGGTACTCGGATCCATGCTACATATCGTAGACCCACGCGCCCGGTTTGATACATTACGGCGTCTCGTCCTCGTCCCCGTCCCCGTCCTGGCCTTCCTCGGCCGGCTGGAGCTCGGGAACGGGGACCGTGGGCGGAATCATCTGCGGCGGCGGATCCGGCTCTGGCTCATCGTCCTTGACCAAGGCACCAAGGCCTTCCTGCAGCATCTTGACCACGGCCGAAAGGTCCACGCGCCCGGCCTGGACAAGCTGGGTGTTCGGCAGGTCGAGATACTCCGGCGAGTCCATGCCGAGTTCCAGGCGCTGATTGATGTCATTGGTGGAGTAGCCCAGCTTTTGGAGCTCCAGCGCCGTCTTGACGCGCTGCCCGAAAAGCTGGTGGGCGATGTCCGAGCCCGTGAGGTCGTACCAGACCCGGACGTCCGGGCCGTAGACCTGGCTCACCAGTTGCGCATTGATCGCACGGTAGGTGTCGTTCAGGTTCGGGAATAGGTAGTGAGTCCACCACGAGATGTTCGCCTGCTCGAAATTCGCCCACGTCGCGCGGTCCAGTTGCCCGGCTACGGGTGGCGGCATCCCGATCACGCTCAGAATCTGATTCGCGGCGTACTTCCGCGTTTCAAAAAGCTCCAGGTCGGACGCCTTCGGCCCTTCGGTGACCTCGATCTCCCCGCCGACGATCCACGGCAGGCCTTCGTTTTTCGCGTCCTGGTAGTTGGCGATCAGGCGATCGTAGAGCTCATCCTCCTGGTTCTTGTTCGGACCCAGTGGAGTCTTGATCGCGACGATCGGGCCGAGCCCTATCCGGTTTCGGAGGGCAGCGTCCTGGCGCGTGGCGGCGTAGTTCTCCGTACTGATCGCACCCATGGCAGCGCGCAGTGGACTGGACCCCTTCCAGTAGCTATCGGCCCCCGGCACGGAGATGTTGACGATCTGGCTGGGATCGTACTGGTCGCCCAGGTAGTAGTATTTCTCCACCGTCTTGAGGTCGGGATCCTCTGTAGCCCCCATGCTCCCTGGGCTCAGAAACGGCACCACGGCGTAGATCCTCCGGCTCTCACCGCGGCCGACGATCTGGGGCTTCAGGTAGCAATTCCCGGCGGCGTACCGGTGGAGGAACACCAGATGCATGAGCCGGCCCCAGGACCAGAACGGATACACCGGATCTGGGCCCATGGGGTCGGCAAGCCAGACCCACAGGGGATGAGAGTCGGGCGCCTGCTTCCACGTGCCGCCACGTCTCATCTGGACCACGGGATCGAGGCTTGCCATCGTCCGGCTATTGCCATCGATCGCAACGTAGGACGCCCACGCCGATTGAATCACCTCGTCCAGGTTCAGGCCTGAGAACGTGAGCACTGGCGAGTACCAGCCGTCACCCCACGACGCGAAATAGTCGGTCCGGTCGGCGTCGCGATCCTCTGTGATGTCCCGGAACAGCCAGTTTCTGACAGTCTCACGGATGCCCATTTACTTGTCCCTTTTCATGCTCATCGTCCAGACCTGCTGACCCTGATCCTTCTCCAACTCGAGAAGGGCCATCGTCATCGTGTCTACGCGATCGTCCCGGCGACGGCCGGGGAATCCACAGACCTCCATGAACCAGTACGCCATCTCGCCGTACTCGTCCGGGTCCGGGACGTAGACGCGCCCGGAGTCAATGATCGGCGTTGCAGCCGTCGCACGCTGTGTCTTGCTTTCGCCCTGCACACTCACCGACACCACGTAGCTGGTGTCCTTGTCCGGCAACCCCAGCTCGGCCTTGACGGCGCTGATCACGCTAGGGCCGTTGGCGCTGCGTTCGATGTAGACCTTATCCGGCTGATGCTCTTCGATCGCTCGCAAGCACAGCTGGATCGTCGCCCCGACCCCGAGCTTTTCCCGGATCTGACGTATCAGATACCGATCCCGGCCCAGCGCGCCCCAGACGTCCAGCACGGCGTAGTCCGTGTTGCGCGTCGCCTTGACGGCCTTGAGGTTGTTCGGGTCGAGTGATAGCACCACCCGATCGAAGTCCTTGCGGGCCGGGAGCTCCACCGCGCCGCGCTCTTCCGCACCCTTCGTGCCGGGATGTACCCATCGCTTGAAATTCTCGCGGATGAAAATCGTACCCCCAGCCGGCATTGGATCCTGCTGGTACTGTGCGCTATAGATGATCTCGTTTTCCCGCTCCTCGGCCGTCCCGGCGTCGTTCAGGATGGCAGGGCACAGCAGTTCGCCCTCACGTTCCCGCGGGTCGGCCCACGGCTTGCCGGTAGCTCGGCGAATCACGCCGGTGTCGATCACGACGTCCTTGTGATACTCGTTCGGCAGGCTCAGGTGAACCGTGTTCGGGTGGTTTTTCTCCAGCAGATAGCCGGTGGGGTCTCGCTCGTTCAGGCGCTGCATGATCAAGATCAGCGGGCTGGCCTGGGTGTTCCGGCGCTTCAGAAACACCGAGTCGATCCAGTCGTTGGTTTTGTCGATCGAGCTCTTGTCGTCATAGGCCTTCTGGGCGTCCAGGGGGTCGTCAAGGATCCGGCAGTCGCCCCGGAGACCAGTGATCGCGCTTTGGCACGTCCGGCTGATCCGATGGCCGCCGATCGTGTTGACGAAGTAGCCCTTGGCGTTCTGACTTGAAAGCATCTCCCACTGCGGGATGAACGCCCGCTGATACCACGGGCTCTGGCACACCTCCTGCTGCCGGCGCGCATCACGCAGGACCACGGACTCGGCCGCGCCGGAGCACAAAAACTGGTACCCGGGATTGTGGGTCCAGACCCACGCCGGGAAGTAGACGCTCACCAGCAGGGACTTGGCGAACCCGGGTGCGATGTTGATCAGAAGCCACTCGATCTGCCCCGCGTGAACCGCCTCAAGGTGCTCGCAGATGGCGTCCATGTGCCAACCCCAGGTCGGGGGCTGCGTATGGTGGATCAGCCACGCGCGGCGCACGAATTCAGCCAGGCTTTGCGTACAAAGCGCCGCGTCGATACGCTCGCGGATTTCATCAGGGGGCAACCCAGCCAGGAGGGTCAGGTTGTCGCGGGCGCTACTCGTCGCCATCGTCGCCCACCCCGAACGCCGCGGCGAGCGCCACCAGCTTGTCCGGATCGAGTTGGGCCAGCGCCACGTGTGCCTGGAGGCGGATGGCATCGCCATCCTTGCCGGTGAGCTCCATGCGCCTGACCTTATCAATCCCACCGACCCCTAACTCGTGCTGGATTGCACTCAGTCGCACTGACGCCGGGATCAGTGGGCGCATGACGGGGCGCTCCACCTCCTCGCCATCAGGACCGGTCGCCATATAGGTGATCACCTTGCCGTGCTTGTCCGTGACAGGCATGGCATCGCCCAAAGGCATCCGGCCCCGGGCTATGTCCCCGTGGGCCGCTACGTTGTCTAGTGCGCGGGACAGGAACGCCTGCCGTGCGATCTCCGTGTCCCGCTCGCGGCGCTGCATGTCCTTGAGCAGGCGATCGTCGTCGTAGGCCTCGGCGCGGGCCACCCAGTTGTACTTTGAGCTCCACCTCTCCCACTGACGCACGCTTCCGGGGCCGGCTCCGACTAACTCCATGGCGCGGGCGATCGAGCGCCGGGGGCCCAGGCCAAGGTAGGCCATAAACGCGGCGTATGATTTCGCGGTCTCTTCAGGTAGGCGGAGCCATGGGCCGCGCTCAGTGGTGGGATCGGAGTCGGACATACCGGTCTTTTCCCGGATTTGATCCGGTCTCTACCAAGGTAACGGACAACTCGCGCGCTGATACATTGCGACCACCCCAGAACCCCGTACCCGGTACCCAAAATCCCAAAATTTCTACTGCTGC